AAAAAATGTAGGTGGCATGGTCGTAGATGAGAAAGGAGAAGAGCATGATATGTTTCAATTGCAAAGGGAATGGATATCTAAGGCTAAGTTGGGAAGGAGAACAAAGCATTGAACAATGCAAAGTATGTAACTCGCAGGGCGAAGTTAAGGATGATGAATACTACAGCCAGTCTTGGGACGACGGCGCAGGTGGTCCTTCCTTCTACTACGGTCCGCCACTTGACGTACAAGGAGATGAAGGCTTTAAAAACTACAAAATTTACCCAATCGAAACCCGTGGTAACGGTTTGTAACGGTAAGGTGCCTTTTTAGTTGCGTAAGTAGCGAATTTATACTATCTTTTCACTCGAGAAATATTTTTTCATTTTTCACTCCCGAGAAAGGGGCTATCTGATAAGGTCAACGACCATTCTACGGTAGCCCCGTAAAAGGAAAGGACGTAAAATGGCTATTGAACGAGACATTAATAAGAAAAAAAAGGAACGTGAGCCAGCTCAGAAGCTTACCCCTGCAAGACCTTTTAGAAAACAAGGACTTAGAAGCCCAACATATACAAAAAGAAACCCGCATAGAGATTCTGGTGATAAGAAGCCAAGTTTAAAAACAAAAGCGTCCATCATAAAAGAAAAAGCTAAAAAAGGTCAGGGACTAGCTAGAGGTGGGATGGTAAAAAGTATTATTAAATTAATACCAGGATTTGCACCGACACCTAGATCAGGCACAGTCAGCACAATACAAAAATCTGCATCTGCATTTGTTAAAAGAAGAAAACAGTTAGGTGGACCTAAATCTGTAATGCCTATTAAGAAAGCCATGGGTGGTGAAGCAGCTGAATCGGTTGCAAGAAGCAAGATTTTTGCTGATAAAAAAGCAAGGGATAGACAGAGGTTAATGGATATGCTTGATAGACTTAAGAAAAAGCCAGGTGGCATAAGACCAAAAAATCCTAAAACTAAAAAACCTGATACAAAAAAATTTATGGAGAGACCTATTCTTCCAAAGGATAAGCCAAAACCAAAACCAATTAGGCCAATTTTACCTAAAAACTTTAAGAAGCCTAAAGCTAAAAGAGCCAAGTAATGCCAAAAACTAAGACAAAAAGAACACCTAGACAGTTAAAAAGACCAACAAAACCTGTAACTCCTAAAAAAAATGCGGGCGTTGGTCCACAGTTGAAGCGTTTTATGGAACAAAACCCAAGTCGCCTGAATACTAGAATTTTTAATTTAGCAAGAAGCAGAAAACTCACTGGCAGATTAAATATTGATGATTTTATGAATGCCGCAATTTCTGGTGGTCTTGCAGGAGCTGACCCTTTTACTAAAACAGGATCGTCTAAAGGTCCTGCTGGTAAAGTAAGAAAAAAACGTGGTGGAAGAGTTAAAAAATAATGAACCACGAAGAAATACTGAAGCAGAGGGACTTACTAGACACGATCCTCGCCTCACGGACCAACCAACTCGATCGGATTGAAAACATGAAAATAATGGACTCAATATATTTTAAGAAAAATCTACCCGAGAATGTGGTGCTTTTTCCGTTACAAAGGATAAAACGCTATGTACACAACACTACCAAGCAGCCCAATAAGAACAGTAAAAAAGTGTAATAAATGCCCGAACTTCCATGTGGAGTTCTTCAACCCTAAATTTAATAGAACCTATACGCCAAACGAATGGGAGCAAATCGTTACTGAAGGCAGAGAGGCATTAGACAAAGCGCTACGATTAGTGCGTGATGATCCTAAGTTTTTTAGTTAAACACGCTTTTCTATAGATGTTTTCTACCAAGTAGTAATACATTTTATTTTATTAGACTACCAAGTTACAAGGTTACAAGGTTACATACAGCAGAATACTTACCTTTTTTGTAACTTACAAGTATATTTACAAGTTACAAGAAGTTACAAAATACAAAGAAAACTCGATTTTTGTAGGTTTTTAGGTAAAAATATATTATCTTGTAAAAAACATCTATTGAAATGAGTGAATTAGAAGAAGTAAAACTACCAGAGGCGCTGTCAGACTTACTGTTTGACAGAAACATAACACAGAAACAACGTAAGTTCATTTTGTTGTTTGTCCATTCTGAAGGTTTGAAAACTGCCACACAATGTGCAATTGAAGCAGGTTATGCAGCTGGTTCTGCGAAGGTCAGAGCATCAGAGTTGCAAAACCCAGATAGGTACCCACTTGTTGCAAGAGCAATTGATGCAGAGCGTAGAGCTTCTGTTGAAAGGTACAAGTGTAGTCAGGAGCGTTCTCTTTCTACATTGGCTAGAATCAGAGATGCAGCGTCAGCTGCTGGTAATTACAACGCTGCCGTAGCTGCAGAGACCAGGAGAGGCCAGATAGCAGGTTTGTATGTTGATAAGAAAGAAATATTAACAGGTACTATTGATTCAATGTCAAGAGAAGAGGTAGAGAAGAAACTGCAAGATCTCAAAGAGCAATATAGTATTGAAACTACGTTTGAAGAAGTAAAAGAATTAGAAAATAAGTCTTGACTATCTAATTAGTTGGGAGTATGTAATACAAAAAGGAGAAAGTTATGCATATAGATAAATACGTAGTGAATAACATTGGTACAAGATGGACTAATGGTAAAAGAAAAAAAGGATGTTTGTTAGCTAGTCTTGATGGCACAGACATAAGTTTTAAAAATTTAGTGCCTTTACTACAACAGTGGAATGAATCTGTTAATGGTGAGTGGTCTGATAGAACTGTTGAGTTAAGAATTGATGTTAAGGAGGATGAAAGATGACAAGTTATAGAGAGGGTAAAATGAGCCCTATAAAAATGTTAGAAACTATTGCTGGTATTTGTAAGACTAATGGTAAAATGGATTGGGATCACACAGGTCGTACCCCAGCAGAAGAATTTAGTTTTATTGCCAACATGATTGACGTTTATGTTGCAGAGCATGATAAGGGCAGTGAGGGAGCAAATCAAGATGGGTAAGAATTACGATTACACTCATATTTTTGATGGTGTGTATGCCCCTGTAACGGAGTACACACCGTTACCTATGTCAGAGCAGTTGTTTTGGAGTCGTGTCGGTTGGCTACAACAAGCAATGATTCGATCAGATAATTTTGAGTTTCGTTTGTTGTGGTTTAACAAGTTACAGGAGTTGATGAAGTTGCAACCATGATACAAATAGTATTGTTAATATTTTTAATACTCTTTGCCATGCACTGGAAAGTAGCATTGATTGTAATAGGTTTTTTATATTATTTTGGTTGGCCTTTTTGAAGCCAGAGTCGAAACTATGGCAGTTGGTTAAGAAAAATATTACTTCTATCCACTGGACTCGATTAGAATCTTGGGCGATGCCTGGTGTTCCAGATGTTTACGGCATCCAGGACGGGATTAGCGTTTTTGTTGAGTTGAAAGTAACCAAGAGTAATAAGATAGGATTATCGCCCTTTCAAAAAAACTGGCTTTACAACCATTATTTGCAGGGTGGCAGAAGTTTCATTATGCTTCACCACCTCGGTCAGAGGTTACTGTATATCTTTCCGAGCTCCACTCTCCATTCCCCATTGTCCATCACCACCGAGCCCCATTATAGGGTAGAGCTCCCCGCATCCCAGGCAGCGTGGGCAGCTGTTGCTGAACATCTCCTCCATTCCCCATTGGCAGAGGCCAATCCCCAAGTATAGTAATAGGGATCTTCACCTTCCCTGGAAGCTGGTGCAGCTCACCAGGATCTCCATTTCCATTGTCAACCGTTACTTACCGTTACATGTGTATAAGGGATTCAGGACTCTGGACACCTGACTGGTGTGGAACAAAAGTTTCTTTTGCTCTTGACTATCTAATAAGATGGGACTATATAGTTATCAGGGTCGGCACCGAATCCGTTTGGAAGTTCCTAGGACACCGACCCACAGGACTGGAGCGAGTGACCCGATAGGCGAGAGGCGCATACAGTCCTAAGAAAGGTAGAACGATGACTGAAGCATTAAAGAAAGATTGGCAGAAGACCTGCGCAGAGCGCATAGATGAACAGTGGAAGCTGAGGCGAGAAGATCTTGCAGATCCTGAGTTTGAAGGACTCGGATTCGACTACGTAGAACCGCATACATTCACCGACCAGTTGGAAGGATACTGGCGTTGGCAGTTCTCCTGGGGCGGGCCCAGCGACGAGCTGCGGGCATTCGTTAACGAGAACAAAGAGATCCATCGCCTTGAATATTGGTTCATGGACTGGATGGACGGAGCGAAGTTGCAGCTGACACCTGGCTGGAATGAGTGGGACAGGATGCAGGAAATGATTGAGGTGTCCTAATGATTCTAATCATTACATTGCTACTTGCATCGCATCACCCGTACCTGGGCGCAGCGGTGCTGGCTGCTTACCTGGTGTGGAACTCACTGTGGTAGAACGGTGTCTCCACCTCCATTCCATTACGCAGAGCTTTTGGTTTAGGGTATATATAGGGATACACAGGAGTCCCAGCAGAGTTGTTCCGAAGTTCGTGTGGAAAAAAAGTTATTGACAAATAAAGTGGGATAGTATACAAAGGAATAATTAACCAGAAAGACGAAAGGATAAAACAATGTCGAAAGCTGTTAATATATTAGAGGTGTTAGAAAAAGCACATCAAAGTTCTGCTAGTGTTAGCAAAAGAAATAAACAGGCAATCATAGATGCCTATGGTCGTGCCTTAACTATGAAGAAAGTATTAGACGACTTCATAAAAGTAA